ATACTGCAAAGGATAATCATTCTCTTGTTCAGAAGTATCGCGGTGTTTCGATGCACCCGGAAGTCGATATGGCTATTGAAGAGATTACAAACGAAAGTATCTCTATTTCAGATACTGAGCGTTGTGTGACTCTTAACCTTGATGAGGTAGAGACAACCGCTAGTATTAAAAAACAAATTCAAGAAGAATTTGAGGGTGTATATGATATGCTCAATTTTGGTGAGCAAGCTCATGACATCTTCCGTAGATGGTATATTGATGGAAGATTATACCATCATCTAGTAGTTAATGAATCCAACCTAAAGGCTGGTATCCAAGAAATTAGACCGATTGACGCTGCTAAGATTCGTAAGGTCAAGCAGATCAAGAAAAAGAAAGATCCTATTACTAATGCCACAATTGTGGAAAACGTAGAAGAGTTTTTCATTTATCAGGATAAGCCTGGCCAGGCTAATTCTGGTGTCAAGATGTCTCTTGATTCAGTTAGTTATGTTACATCTGGTTTGTTGGATGAAAGTCGTAAGAAAGTAGTTTCTTACCTGCACAAAGCATTGAAACCTATTAATCAGCTTCGTATGCTAGAAGACTCTCTTGTGATCTATAGATTGTCGAGAGCACCGGAAAGACGTATCTTCTATATTGACGTCGGTAACCTACCAAAAGGTAAGGCCGAAGAGTATATGAAGAACATCATGACAAAGTATCGTAATAAACTTGTCTATGATGCGTCTACAGGTGAAATGAAAGATGATCGCAAGCACATGTCAATGCTTGAAGATTTCTGGCTCCCACGTCGTGAGGGTGGTAGAGGTACAGAAATCTCAACTCTGCCTGGTGGTGAAAACCTGGGTCAGATTGATGATATTGTTTACTTCCAAAAGAAACTATACAGAGCGCTCAATGTTCCTGTCAATAGACTAGAACAAGAAGCGCAGTTTTCTCTTGGTCGTTCTACAGAAATTAGCAGAGACGAAGTTAAGTTCCAACGGTTTGTTGATAGACTTCGTCGTCGGTTCTCTAAATTGTTCCTCGATATTGTCAAGAAGCAGTTGATGCTCAAAGGTATTATTACCGAGGAGGATTGGGATGTTTGGAAGAGTGATATCAACGTTGATTACATTCAGGATAATCACTTTACAGAACTAAAAGAGACAGAGATTCTACGTGAGCGTCTACAAACACTAGACCAGGCTCAACAATATATTGGTGACCTATTGTCTAAGGCATGGGTCTACAAAAACATCTTGCATTTGGATGACAAAGAAGTTGAAGAGATGCAGGCTGAGATTGAGGAAGAAGGCCCGAAAGAGGATGAAATGGATCAACAACCAGGCGGACAACCTGATCAGGAAACTGATAGTGATCAACCGCCACCCCAGGAACAACCACCACAAGGCCGAGTCCCAACACGTTCCCCCACCGAAGGTGTACAAAAGTAATGGAGATATACAATGAGCACTGAAGATCTAATCGATAACATTATGAAGCAAGACTTTGCTAAAGCTGGTCCTATGTTTACAGAGTTGCTGCAAGACAAATTGTCTGGCGCACTTGATGCGGAGAAGGCTAGATTGGCAGACCAAATTTATAACGGTGTCACGCCAGAAGAGGAGTCCGAAGAGGACGACATTGAAATGAGTGACGAAGATATGGAGACTGCAGATGAGTCTGAAGAAGATGAAGTATCGGAAGAGGATGAAGATGAAGCCTCTGATGATGACGAAGAATAATAAAAGATAAGTCAAAACTAATATTATTATAAATAATAATTAGGCCAAAAAAATGGCATTTTATTTAAAGGTAACAACATGAAGCTAATTGCTGAATATGTCGATCAAGGAATTGAGCTGATCACCGAAGCCAAAGAGGACGGTGGGAAGAACTATTTCATTGAAGGCATCTTTGCTCAGGCGGAACAAAAGAACCGCAACGGACGCATCTATCCCAAGATGGTGATGGAGCGTGCTGTGGACAAGTATGTTACCGAACAGGTTAAAAAGGGTAGAGCAGTTGGTGAACTAAACCATCCCGATGGTCCAACTGTTAACCTTGATAAAGTATCTCACAAGATCGAAGCTCTTGATTGGAAGGGAAACGATATTGTAGGTAAAGCACGTATCCTGGATACACCGAATGGACAGATTGTAAAAGGTCTGCTTGATGGTGGTGTCCAGCTAGGCGTGTCAACTCGTGGTATGGGTAGCCTCGATCGCCGGGGTGATGCAATGTACGTCAAAGACGACTTTATTCTTAATACGGTTGATATCGTACAAGATCCATCTGCACCAACAGCCTTTGTTAATGGAATTATGGAAGGTGTTGAGTGGGTCTGGAATAATGGCATCATCGAAGCTCGAGAAATTGAACAAATGGAGACTGAAATTAAAAAGGCTCCACGGAAGGACCTCTATGAGGTTCAGGTTCGTGAGTTTAAGAATTTCCTCTCGTTGCTAAAATCTAAACAATAAGGAGTCATCATGTCTGAAAAAGCATTAGATCAGGATGTTGAGCTCAATGACGACAACGAAGTTGTGGAAGCTCACGATCCAAAGAATGCCGAGAAACAATCTGTAGATTCTGTTTCTAGCGCAGAAAAAGCTGGTCCTTCTGCCAAAGCTCGCAAGGGCGACAAGAAGAACAGCGAACCAATGCCAAAGACTAAGGCTGGTATGATTAACGCCGCTTACACCAAGATGGCCGGTATGAAAAAGGAAGACCTTGCTGCCGCCCTATCTAAATTTATGGGTGAAGACGTTGAGATCACAGAAGACGACGAGCAAATCGTTGAGAAAACTGTTGATATTAAACTCGACTTCTCTGAGGACCTAAGCGCGTTGGTTGAATCTGAGGCTACTCTTTCCGAAGAGTTCAAAGCCAAAACAGCCGTTATTTTTGAAGCTGCGGTCAAAGCCAAACTAACTCAAGAGATTGATCGTCTAGAAGAGCAGTATGCTGAAGAGCTACAAAGCGAAATCAAGACGACTAAAGAAGATCTCGTTGAGAAGGTTGACAGCTACCTCAACTATGTGGTCGAGCAATGGATGGAAGAGAACAAACTCGCTATCCAAACTGGTCTACGTACAGAGATTGCCGAAACGTTCATGACCAAGTTGAAAGACTTGTTCACCGAGTCGTACATCGAAGTACCTGAGTCCAAGGTTGACCTAGTTGACGAACTCAGCCAAGCAAATGAAGAGCTCGAAGAGCAATTCAATACAGCCATGGCTAAGAGCCTAGAACTTGCCGAACAACTAGAGACATACAAGCGTGAGTCGATCATTCGTGAACACTCTCGTGATCTAGCTGAGACGCAAGTCGAGAAGCTAAAATCTCTCGCTGAAGATATCGATTTTGAAGATGACGAAACCTTTGCTGCTAAAGTAAAGACCATCAAAGAGTCGTACTTCACGAAGAAATCTGAGACAGTTTCGGAAGAAGTAACTGGTGCTGAAGAAGGCGACGCCGCTGAAGCTCCTGCTACAGACGCCATGTCTCGTTACCTATCTGCAATTCGTAAAACATCCAAATAAGGAGTCACAAGATGCAAACTTATGACCAACTAGTTGAGAAGTGGGCTCCAGTTCTCAATGAAGAAACCGCTGGCAAGATTAGCGACCAGCATCGTAAATCGGTTACTGCCGTTCTACTAGAAAACACTGAGAAAGCTCTACAAGAAGAGCGCGCTCAGATGAGCTTCCTTTCGGAAGCCCCTGCCACTTCTGTTGGCAACAGCTCTGTCAGCAACTGGGATCCAGTTTTGATCTCGCTTGTTCGTCGTGCTGCTCCTAACATGATGGCTTATGACGTCTGCGGCGTTCAGCCAATGACAGGTCCTACCGGCTTGATCTTTGCCATGAAGGCTCGTTACGGCGATGGCAAGACCAGCTCGACAGAAGCTCTCTTCAATGAAGCTGATACGACCAAAGCTGGTGATTCGGCTGGTTCGCAAGGCGCCGATCCATCGGGTCTAGTCGGTCTAACCGATTCGAACAGCGACAGCTCGATCGACAACGATCGTACAGGTCCTACATTTGCTGGTGGCATGACCACGCAAAATGCTGAGCTTTCGGGTGCTTTCCGTAACATGGGCTTCACAATCGAGAAGGCTACTGTTACAGCTAAGAGCCGTGCTCTAAAAGCTGAATACTCGCTAGAACTCGCTCAAGATTTGAAAGCCATTCATGGCTTGGATGCTGAGACAGAATTGTCGAACATCCTATCGACAGAAATCTTGGCCGAGATCAACCGCGAAGTTGTTCGTACAATTAACCAACAAGCCAAGACTGGTGCCTCGACAGGCAACACAGCTATCAATGGTATCTTCGACCTAAGCACCGATGCTGATGGCCGTTGGTCTGTTGAGAAGTTCAAGGGCCTATTGGTTCAGTTGGATCGTGAAGCTAACCAAATTGCCAAAGACACCCGTCGTGGCAAAGGTAACGTCATGATCTGCTCGTCTGACGTTGCTACAGCTCTAGCCGCTGCTGGCGTTCTTGACTATGCTCCTGCTCTATCGACCAACCTACAAGTTGACGATACAGGCAACACGTTTGCTGGTGTCCTCAATGGTCGTATGCGTGTCTACATCGACCCATATGCTACCGGTGACTATGCTACCGTTGGCTTCAAGGGCTCGAACTCGTACGACGCCGGTCTATTCTATTGCCCATACGTTCCACTAACAATGGTTCGTGCTGTTGGCGAGAATGACTTCCAGCCAAAAATTGGCTTTAAGACCCGTTATGGTATGATTGCGAACCCATTCGCTGGTACCGCTGGTCCTCAAGACGGTTTGGCTGCTGCCAAGACCAACCAGTACTACAGAATCTTCCGCGTGGACAACATCCTCGCCTAATTCTGTTAAAAAGAGCTTGCAAAAAGCCTTTCAAGGGTCCTTCGGGACCCTTTTTTATTGTATATAAATATTGGTATAACTACATGGATTGCATATGGCTACAGTAACATTTGATACATTCCCAGAGTCGTCTCTGACAGATAATACAGCATACCTTCAACCGACTGGGTTTAGGGTTGTAATCGATCGCCGCAACTTTCCTAACTTGGAATATTTTGCACAATCAATTGTCCATCCGTCATTGTCACTTCCTCCAGTAGAGCAGCCGTATAAGAATCTAACCTCATTAGCCTTTGCTGGTGATAAGTTAGATTACACTGAGTTATCATGTACGTTCTTAATGGATGAAAACATGAAGGGATATCAGGAAATGATTGATTGGATGGAAAGAGTAATCTCTACTCCAGCCCGAACTGATAGATCGATGCTTGGTAATGATATCTCATCCCATTATGCGGATATTACACTTAGCGTTCTTTCCAGTCATAACAACCCCACTCGTCAAGTAAGATACATTAACGCTATTCCAATTAGTGTTGGCGAAGTTATGTTTGAAGCAACGGTCGGTGATATTCAGTACATTACATACACAGCGTCATTTAGATTTGACTATTTTAAATTAGTATAAGATAATAGTACTTGTCGTACTATAAGGTTTATTATGGATTTGAAACAAATACTTGATATGTGGTCCGCAGATTGCCAGATTGACAAGACGCGATTGGATGAATCATCTCGTGTCACTCCAACGCTACACGCAAAATATCTTGGCTTGTTAGCCAATGCTAAGCTGCAGCTCAAGCGCGCTGAGTTTAGACAAAAGGATCTGTTAAAGCTCAAGTGGCTCTACTACAATGGAAAGATGGACCAAGATCAATTGGAGGAACTTGGTTGGGCTCCAGATCCTTTTGACGGTCTCAAGATTCTCAAAGGTGAGATGGATCACTATTACGACACAGATCCAGAGATCCAGCAATCAGAAGAAAAGATACAGTACTATAAGACAATTATAGATACTCTATCTGAGATAGTTGATAACATCAAGTGGCGTCATCAGACTATTGGTAATATTATAAAATGGAAGAAGTTTGAAGCTGGTGAATAATGGCTGATATTACAGCATCCCTCAAAGACCACAGCATGCTCTATCTACAATGTGATAGAGGGATTGGTGCTGAGTTGTCGGAATATTTTTCGTTCTATGTACCTGGGTATAAGTTTATGCCAGCGTATAAGAATAAAGTGTGGGATGGTAAGATTCGTCTATTCAATAGCATGACAAATGAACTAAATGCTGGACTGTTTGTATACCTGTATAAGTTCTGCGAAGAGCGTAACTATAAACTAACATCAGCTGAGACAATGTACGGTCTTCCGTTTGAGAAGAATGATGTAGATGTTGGTGATCTTAATAATATGATTGCTAATATTAATGTACCATTCCCATTGCGAGATTATCAATACGAAGCTGTTACAGCGGCAATAAGACGTCAAAGGGCAGTGCTACTTTCTCCTACTGGGTCGGGAAAGTCCTACATTATCTACATTCTTATTAGATGGATCTTGCAAGAAACAGATAACAATGTGTTAATTATTGTTCCTACTACTTCTTTAGTAGAACAGATGTATTCAGATTTCAAAGATTATGGCTGGGATGTTGATAATAATGTCCATAGAATATACTCTGGTAAGGATAAAGTAACAGATAAGCGAGTAGTAGTATCCACGTGGCAATCGATATACAAATTTCCTAAGCAATGGTTTGAGCAGTTTGATGCAGTGTTTGGAGATGAGTGTCACGGATTTAAGTCTAAGTCGCTATCATCTATAATGAATAAGGCTACAGAGGCAAAGTATCGATTTGGTACGACTGGTACTTTAGATGGCACTCAGACCCACAAACTTGTTCTTGAGGGGCTATTTGGTCCTGTATACAAAGTAACCACTACTAAGGACCTACAAGATAATGACACTCTTGCTCCATTAGAGATTACCATGCTAGTAATGAACTATGGCGAGCAAGTGCGACAAGACTTTGGTAAAAAGACTTACCAAGAAGAGATAGAGTTTATTGTTAAGAATGAAAAGCGTAACAATTTTATACGCAACCTCACACTAGATCAAAACGGTAACACTTTAGTGTTGTATCAACTGGTAGAAAAGCACGGCCGTGTCCTTTATGATTTGATAAGTAATAAGGCTGAGCTGGATCGTAAAGTGTTCTTTGTCTCGGGCGAAGTAGGTGCAAACGATCGCGAGGCTATTCGACGAATTGTTGAAAAGCAGAATAATGC